CAGCGCCTAATTTTGGATTAACCCCTAATCTTATTGTTGCTACACCAGTTCAACCTGTGACAAATAGCGCACCAGGTGTGTTGCAGTTAATGTGCATGGATGGAACTGTATCAGCAGGTCAAGAGATTGGAAGAGTTCAGTTTGCTCACAAAGATGACGCTACTTTTGGTTATGCAAATTCATATATAAGGTCTGTAAATCAAAATTCCGCAGGTACAGGGTCAGGTGGTGGAGGTAATTTAAGATTTGGAACTGGATCGACTAGTTCAGGTAATTCTCCTACAGACCGAATGACCATTCGTTATAATGGAAATGTAGGCGTGGGTACTTTGACACCTAATACTAAGCTAAACGTAGATGGAGATTTTGAAGTGCATGATAGTGGAGATCGTGGATTTTATATAGATCCTTCTGTTGGTGAATTTGAAATAGGAGATATTAATGGACTTGGTGGTGAAGCATACATTGCTGGCGATTCATCTGACATTACTTTTTATAATTCAGGAAATACAACTTTAAACCTTCAAAGTAATAATAGGGTAAAAATTGGTTCAGGCTCTGCTTCTTACACTTTTGATGTAACAGGTACAGGTAGATTTACCTCTACAGTTAGAGCTACTAACTTTATATTGTCTTCTGATGAGCGTTTAAAAACAAAAATAAAAGATTTAGAACCAACAAAAATAGATGTTGATTGGAAGTCTTTTGAAATGAAAGAAGAAAAAGGAGATTATAGAACAGGTGTTATAGCTCAAGATTTAGAAAAATCTCATCCTGAGTTTGTTAGTCAAGATGAAGACGGTTTTAAATCAGTTAAATACGTAGATTTATTAATAGCTAAAATTTCAGAGCTAGAATCTCGTTTAGCAAAACTTGAAAAGTAATGGCTGTACCTAATACAACCACATTTACTATGTCTGATGTACAGGCTGCTGTGGGAGACTACAACAATCTTTCAGACCTTTTTAAATTTGCGGATTCAGCTCAATTTGATCCTGCGTATGCAGGCAGTAAAGATAATTTACTAAATTTTAGAAATTACGGAAATCAAATAGTATGGAGAGCTTTTGATGCTTATGGGCCTGAAAGAAGCTATAATTCTAAATCTTGTGGAACAAAACCTACTCAAACATTATATTACTTTGGAAGTAGTAGTAGCTGTATTAAAATTGGAGATTTAATTTGTAATAATAATGGAGGTGAAGGTTGCAAAGTAAGTACAGGATTCTATTATACTACTTATTGTTTTGACCAATGGATAGAGGTTATTTATAATCCTAAGACAGGCAATTTTATTGTGCAAGATTTAGGATACTGTTCACCACCTTAAATAAAATAAAATGGATATAAGAAAAATATCAGTCGGAGCAGACTATAAATCGAGTGCAATGCACTATATTGTAAATCAAGAAATCTTAAATGCAAATTATATTATACATTTAATAAAATATGTATCTGAAAATGATTCAATAAAAATATGGATTGAAAACAAACAAGGAGAAATATTTCTCTGGAAAGAGTTTAATTCAAATATGCCAATATCAATCGAATATAATATAAATTTTGAATGAAATCACCTTTTTATTTCATTGTAAAACCAAGCAATGACAAAAGGTATGATAATACTAAAAAGATTGGAAATGTTAATTTTATAACAAGTACATCAAAAGAAGATCATACCGCATCAAATAGATACGCAATAGTTGTTGAAACACCAATAAACTATTCAGGCCCAATTAAAATAGGGGATACGCTTTTAGTTCATCATAATGTTTTTAAATATTATAATGATATGAAAGGAAAAGAGAGAAGTGGAAAAAGTTTTTTTAAAGATAATTTATTTTTTATTGATTACGATCAATTTTTTATGTTTAAAAGTAAAGACATTTGGTCATGCCACTCAAAATACTGCATGGTAAAACCTTTACCTAAAAAAACCAATTATCTTAAAACACATCAAGACGAAGAACCATTAATGGGCTTAGTTAAGTATACTAATGAAAACTTAATTAGTAAAGGCGTTAATAAAGGTGATAAAGTTTATTTTCAACCTGATAGCGAATATGAGTATAATTTAGATGGTGAAAAATTGTACAGAATGTTTACTGATAACATAACAATGGTTTTATGAATAATATAGAATTAAAATTAGAAATAATTAAGGCAGGAAAGAAAGCTGTAAAAGAGCTTATAAAAGTTGCTAATGAAGGTATATTAAAAAAAGACTTAGATGGACTAGCTCCTGATATTGCAGCAGATAGATTAAAGAATGCAGCAGCTTCTAAGAAGCTAGCTATATTTGACGCTTTTGAAATTTTATCTAAGATTGAAGAAGAAAATAGCATGATTAATACAGATAACTTAGAAACAAAAGCAGCGCTGTTTAAAGGCTTTGCAGAAGGTAGGTCAAAATAATGTATACACAAACTTTATATAAAATACTTGAAAATGTTGTGCCTGAAAAGGTGTTGAATTCTTACAATAAAAAGAAATCATGGAAGTATGGATATAATAAAGAATATGACATTGTTATTATTTCAAAAGACGGCACAATTGGTGATGTATATGAAATACAAAAATTACGAATAGCCTTACCAAAAGTAAAAGATGTTCATAGTTTTAAAAATAATTATTGGGATAAATTAGAATATCCTAAAGAATTAAGTAAAATAAAGAATGTATTTGATTGGGATAAATACCCTGATACTTTTAAAGAAAAATGGTATGACTATATTGACAAAGAATTTGAAAGGCGTGAAAAAGGTTTTTGGTTTAATAACAAAAACGTTCCTACTTATATTACTGGCTCTCATTACATGTACTTGTGCTGGACCAAGATTGATGTTGGGCAGCCAAACTTTAGAGAATCAAATAGATTATTCTATATATTCTGGGAAGCTTGTAAGGCAGATGCAAGGTCATATGGGATGTGTTATCTTAAGAACAGACGATCAGGCTTTTCATTTATGTCCTCATCAGAACTCGTGCATTCAGCTACCACCTCACGTGACTCACGTTACGGAATATTGTCAAAAACTGGGTCAGATGCTAAGAAGATGTTTACCGACAAGGTCGTACCGATATCGCTCAACTATCCCTTCTTCTTCAAACCCATCCAGGACGGTATGGACAGGCCGAAGACGGAGCTTGCCTATAGAGTCCCTGCCTCAAAACTCACCAGAAAGAAACTTGATGCAAATCAAGCCGTTGAGGAACTCGAAGGTCTTGACACCACGATTGACTGGAAAAACACAGGGGACAACTCGTACGATGGAGAAAAATTAAAAATACTTGCTCACGATGAAAGTGGGAAATGGGAAAGACCTGACAACATACTAAATAATTGGAGGGTTACAAAAACTTGTTTAAGGTTGGGTTCTAGAATTATCGGAAAATGTATGATGGGAAGTACATCTAATTCATTAGAAAAAGGTGGAGGTAACTTTAAAAAATTATATACAGATTCCGATGTGGGAAAACGAAACAAGAATGGTCAAACTAAAAGTGGACTATATTCACTTTTCATCCCTATGGAATGGAATTATGAAGGATTTATAGATGTTTATGGGTATCCTGTGTTTGATGAGCCGAAAGAAGATTTAGAAGGGCCATTTGGAGACGTAATAGATGAGGGTGTTATCAATCATTGGAATAATGAAGTAGAAGGGTTAAAGTCGGATCCTGATGGATTAAATGAATACTATAGGCAATTTCCTAGAACAGAGTCTCATGCATTTAGAGATGAAAGCAAGCAATCATTATTTAATTTGCAAAAAATTTATCAGCAGATAGATTACAACGATTCTTTGATAAAAGATAGGTTTGTTACAAGAGGTTCTTTTAGTTGGAAAAATGGCGTTCAAGATACAGAGGTTATTTTTTCACCAAATGATAGAGGTAGGTTTTATGTTTCTTGGACTCCAAATAAACAATTACAAAACAAATATTATTATAAAAACGGAGTTAAATATCCAAGCAATGACCATATGGGTGCGTTTGGTTGTGATAGCTATGATATATCAGGCACAGTAGGAGGAGGAGGCTCTAATGGAGCGCTGCATGGAATGACTAAGTTTCATATGGATGAAGGCCCAACTAGTGAGTTTTTTTTAGAATACATTGCTAGACCTCAAACTGCAGAAATATTTTTTGAAGATGTTCTTATGGCTTGCGTGTTTTATGGAATGCCAATTTTAATAGAAAATAATAAACCTCGTTTATTATATCATTTTAAAAATAGAGGATACAGAGGTTTTAGTATGAACAGGCCTGATAAAATTTATACTAAATTATCAAAAACAGAAAAAGAATTAGGAGGAATACCAAACAGTTCAGAAGACATAAAACAAGCACACGCAGCAGCTATAGAGTCGTATATAGAAAAGCATGTGGGTTTTGATATGTCAGGTACATTTAGAGAGTCAGATTTAATAGGTTCTATGTATTTTATTAGAACTTTAGAAGACTGGGCAAGGTTTAACATTAACAACAGAACTAAGTTTGATGCGTCAATAAGTTCTGGCTTAGCTATTATGGCAACGCAAAAGAACCTTTATCAGCCCATTAAAAAGAAATCAAAAATAAAACTTAACTTTGCAAGATACGACAATAAGGGAAGTTATAGCCAAATTATACAATAAATGGAGGATGTAAAAATCACGTTAAATCCCACAGGTTTTCCTAGTCAATTTGTTTCAGACAAAGAAAAGGATTCCTTTGAGTTTGGATTACAAATAGGACAAGCTATTCAATATGAATGGTTCAGAAAAGATGGTGGACAAAGTAGATTCTACAATCAATGGGCAGACTTCCATAGATTGAGACTATATGCTCGTGGTGAGCAGTCAATACAAAAATACAAAAACGAACTTGCTATAGATGGCGATTTAAGTTATCTTAATCTTGACTGGACTCCTGTACCTATTATTCCAAAATTTGTAGACATTGTTGTAAATGGAATGGCTGATAGAGTATTCAAAATAAAAGCTTATGCTCAAGACGGAATGTCTTTAGATAAAAGAAGTGAATACCAAGTAAATTTAGAAAAAGATATGCTAGCAAAACCTGTTATGAAACAGGTACAGCAGCAGCTAGGAATAAACACGTTTGCTACGTCAGAAGAGGATATTCCTAATACTTCAGAAGAATTAGCATTACATATGCAGTTGAAGTATAAACCTTCAATTGAAATAGCAGAAGAGGAAGCAATAAATACATTACTTTCTGAAAATAGATATTACGAAATACAAAAACAGTTGTACTACGATCAAACTGTATTAGGTGTTTCAATGTGTAAAAATACATTTAAACCAGGTGCAGGAATAACAGTTGAATATGTAGACCCTGCGAATGTAGTTTATAGTTATACAGAAGATCCTCATTTTCAAGATTGTTTCTATTGGGGTGAAATTAAAACATTGCCAATAACTGAATTAAAAAAGATAGATACTAGTTTGACAAGACAGGATATGGATGAAATATCTAAGTATAGTCAAAGTTGGTATGATTACAATAATACAGCTCAGTATTATAATAATAGTTTGTTTAGTAAGGATAGTGCTACTGTTTTGTTTTTTAATTATAAAACAACTCACACATTCACTTACAAGAAAAAAGTAAATTCAGTAGGAGCAGAAAAAGTAATAGAAAAAGAAGACACATTTGATCCTACTCAAGAAATGCAAGAGGAAGGAAACTTTAAAAAAGTTTCTAAAACTATAGATGTTTGGTATGAAGGTGTAATGGTGATGGGTACAAATATTTTGCTTAAATGGGAAATGGCTGAAAACATGGCTAGACCACAGTCAGCATCTCAAGAAGTGTATCCTGAATACATAGCATGCGCACCTAGAATGTATAAAGGTGTTTTTGAATCTTTAACAAGACGTATGATTACGTTTGCTGATTTAATTCAAATAACACATTTAAAATTACAACAAGTAATATCTAGAGTAGTACCTGATGGTGTTTTTATAGATGCTGATGGATTAAATGAAGTAGACCTAGGAACAGGCCAAGCATATAATCCTGAAGATGCATTACGAATGTTTTTTCAAACAGGTTCTGTTATTGGTAGAAGCTATACTCAAGATGGAGATTACAATCAAGCAAAAGTACCAATTCAACAATTAAATAGTAATTCAGGACAAGGTAAAATACAAAGCTTAGTTGGTTCATATAATCATTATATGCAAATGCTAAGAGATGTAACAGGATTAAACGAGGCAAGAGATGGCTCAACTCCTGATTCATATTCTTTAGTGGGATTACAAAAACTGGCTGCATTAAGTAGTAATACAGCCACAAGACATATTTTAGACGCAGGTCTTCAAATGAGTCAAAGACTTTGTACAGCATTATCTAGTAGAATTGCTGATGTAATAGAGTATTCAGAATTTAGAGAAGAATTTGTTAATCAAATTGGAAAATTTAACG